ATAGTCTTACAAATTCTAACATAATCATGCCTATCAATATAAACAATATCACCTGTGAAAGAATGGGCGAGGTTAGTCAGTGCCGTATCGAGAACTCTATGTAATTTATTGACTCTTCCTAACTCTCTATCCCATTCCTTCCGTTCACGGATTTGTATCTTCCTAAAGGATTGAATACTATCATTCACTATTTTACTAAACTCATTATTACCCTTATTCATTCTATATTCCATGCCATACTTTTGCTTTGCATTGGTTAATCTTCTTCCCATCTCATGCCTTGATATTCTCGATTTTGATTTCATCAAAACATCATGCGAGTTTTTGCAAATTTGGATTTGATTTAAATAGTCAGGCACGAATTTGAAACCGAGTATTTAAACATGATCACAATCCCCCCTATACCCCTAATAGACATAACAATAGTATAAACTGTCATATAATGAATTAGTTTGTTCGTGGATAAACTCCTAATAGACCAGCGCCATACGTATATAACGGATTTTATTTATTTTTATAGGATATATAACGGATAGGCACGATGGGGTCAAAAACCGAGTATATTAACATTGCGACTCAAAACCGAGTATATTAACATTACGATAGTTAAAGTATTGATAGTATTGATAGTATGCATACTATTGATAGTATGGCACGGTAAGATACAAAGTCACTATATAAGGCAGATTCACAATAACAGAAATACGCATATAGTAATGATGGCAACATCTCTTAAAGCCTTTGAAGATGGCTTGAATGACGAAACTATTGATAGTTCATTAGTTGAATCAATCAAAGCACTATTCAAGGCACAAGATACAGTCGTCTTTAACATAAGCGACAGCGTAAATGCAAGAGCTTATGCATATATCCCTTGTAGTATAGTACAAGGTGGTGTGATAAGGGTATTAGCCCCTAAGAGTCTATCAAAAGACTTGAAAGAGCAAATCTCCTATCTTATGCAGTTTGTTAAAGATGGCAAAAAGCCTAAAGTAGAAAATAGGCTTAGAGAGTTATACAAATCAGCTTACTGATTAACCCATAGGAATACGAGCTTTCAATGTTGATTCACGGTATAATGTGATAACATAAGCCAATCTTATCTTAACGTATAACAAAACCCTTAAGCGTGGATTGTTAGCTTAGGCTAACTATTCCCACGCCCTTTTTATTCGATATATCATCGCGCCTAGTACGTATGGCGAAAAAATGAAATTCCGTAACTTACAAGATTTATATAAGATACAGGCAAGTCACTTATCAGCCAAATCTGGGGGAGGACTGTTATCTATACCTTGACTTACCATAGTTCCCTGTACTCTAAAGAGACAACGAATCAACTGTCGTTTCGAGTGATCGCCGAAAATTTCGTTACAGGCAACGCAGATAATCTTCTCTAACTGTTTATTTCCTAACATGATTATCCCTACTGAAAGTTACGTTGTTTGTTGCTTTTACGTGTTCGTTTGTGAATTCCCATATCTCACCATTATCTAGTATAACGGTAAATACCTTTTCGATTTCCGAACCATATTCCGTTACCAGAAAAAGCCTACCATTACCCTTAGGGGTGGTTACCCAAACTTGCTGTTGTAACTCTAACATACATATCATATCCCTAAATCCTCCAAGGAATCATCCATGGCACAAGGGGGGCAATTACACTTGTTATTAAACCGTAACTTACACTTCTTACAGTAGTTCAATGTTTCGTACCCTCATATATCTTAACAAGATCCGTTATGATTTTCATACGATACTGGTGTTTCTCTAGGGGAACATCCGATGGTTGGTGTTTTACCGTGTCTAAGATATGTTTCCAATCCTTATAGTGAGATGTCCATGTTTTCTCATCACTATACATTCTTATTCTCCTTATAGTAATATACGTGACTTCTCGTCATAACTTCCTTACCTAGACATTCCTCTTCGGATTTTCCACAAGTCCTACAATAGAATCTCCATTCCTTAAAGAAAAAGTTTGCATGAGGACATTCCCAAGAACGTTCCGAAAATTCATCTACGTCACTCATCCTTATCGACCTCCCATGAAAAAGGTGGACATTGCACGTAGTATTTGTTATCAGGTGTCATGGCAGGGTAACAATCTCTATCGTACTGTGGTACACTGGTACTTGACGTAGGTAATTTATTTTCAGATGTTCCCTTACGTGGTTCGTAATCAAACACCGTAAACATCGTTACCAGTAATATCCCTATGGGGATTGCCAGTAAGTACTTCCAGTTTATAGCCAAGGGTAATAACTCCTAGCCTTATCATCCAATAGACGTTTTATATCCATTGCATTTTTTCTTGTACTATCACTTGTAATTGAAGCAAAGTTTTTTTCAATTTCGTAAAAATTGGCTCTTGTTTTTACAAAGTCTTCCATTTGTTTTGTCTTTATTTTGTTCATGAATATATTATTAGTATTTGATATATAACTCTATTGTTTATACTTGATGTGTTTATACTCGCACTTTACACACATTGGACAGCCATCAACCTTTACAATGTCATATGATTTATATAGTCTAAAACAAGTTTGGCATTGAATCATTTCATTTCTTCCAAAGTCTCTTTGCGATACTTCTTCCATTGTTCATATCCGTCATTGGCTTTTGCTTTTAATTTTTTTCCTCTTTCAACAAGTCCGTTCAATACTCCGAACAAGCCTATGACTATTAGACCAATGATGCCTTCTCCCAATACCATGAATGGTAAGAAGAACACGCCTGACCAAAAGAGATAGAACTTCCATTTCATACATTACTTACGCATGTCTAATATATAAGAGTATTTATTCTTCATTAGCTTCTTCTTTCAATTCCTTTATCTTCTCTTCCACAAGGAATGATATCTTCCAGAATGTCCTCGTACTTGCTTCACTTATCTTACTAGAATTCAACCTACCATACGTGTGAGTAAACCAATTCAAAATTTCATTATAGTCTTCTGGTTCTAGTTCCACCATAACATCATTTAAATACTACATTTAATAAGGTTTGCCACCTAGCTATTTCGCCACGATAGTCCTTCTCAATGAGATATGCAAGCTCACACCACTAGGTAACAATATTTATATTTGTTCTATACTTAAATATTTCATGGGTTTAGATGATGGTTTACCAGAACCAGAACACACACATGAGGATGGCACGATTCACGCACATATCGGTGGGAACGAACCACACACGCATGAAGAAAAGATATATAAAGGTGACGAAAAAAAATCGCAAGACGTATGTACGTGTGAACCCCCAGAACGTAGTCGAATGTGCGTACAACACGGTGGTTAGTGACGTAAACGTGACAAGTTTGGACAAAAGTTTATAAAGTAGTTATATGATATTTTACACATGGGTTTTGCAGATAGACTAAAGAGTGCATTTAGATTTACTAATAAATCGTACACTGAAACTACAACTAGACCTTCAATAGCCCAGCCTTATATGAGTACCGACACAGGTGCTAAACTTCCAATTTTCCCATTTCCTCTCATAATGATTTATGAGTTGGCAGATAACATTGATGCCTTAAGAATACCAATAGAAACATTGAACAGAGAGATGTTTAAGAACGGTTTTGAAGTAACTGAAAAATACAAGTACAAATGTAACAACTGTGCAAAAGAGTTTCAATATGAACCACTTGCAAGTGATAGACCTGATGATCAACCATTTGAAACTAATGATGATGCTCATGTTCCACATCCAAGAAAGAAAAAAGCAGTTGAAGATAAGGCAGTACCAGATGGTGTCATGTGTGATACTTGTGGTTCTACTGACTTGAAAAGACCAGTACCTGAAAACAGAAAATTATTGGAAGATATGTTGTCAAAACCAATTAATGGAAACCAGCAAACATTGGAAGATGTCGCAAGACAATTAGAACGTGATTTGGAGATAAGTGATAATGCTTATTGTTTATGTTTAAAGAATTACTTTATTGATGATACAACAGGCAAGATTGACCACGATAAAACTGTTATAAAAGAATACTTAAGAATCGATCCACCACAGGTGGCTATGATAGCTGATAGTGATGGTAGATTAGGCTTTGACGACAAACGTAATAAATTATATGTTTGCCCAAGATTCGAACATCGTGATAAACGTTTAACTGAACCTGTATGTGACCGTTGTGGTGCAGAAGCATTGAAAGCTATTATGGAAGTAAACTCTGTATATTCAATAGGTATTCCACAGCCAAAACGTGTTGTTTATGGTGAGGGAGAAGTTATTTGGAAAGCTGGTAAATATAGACCACACTTACTTTATGGTTATTCACCAATTTATTCTGTATGGTCAAAGGCAATGTCTTTATCACATATGGATGAATTTATTAGAAAATACTTTGACAAGATGAGACCACCAAGAGGATTATTGGTAGTTGCATCTAGAAACTATGAAACCTTTAGAAAATCATGGGACACTCTAACACAAAGAGCAACAGAAGATCCATACATGGTACATCCATTGATGGTAGAATCTGACAAGGGTGGACAGAATATGGCACAGTGGTTGGACTTTACAGGTTCATTGAAAGAATTAGAATTTATTGAAGTAAGAAAAGAGTTAAGAATGATTATCGGTGCAATGTATGGAGTATTGCCATTCTATTATGGTGAAACACCTGCTGGATGGTCACAAGAAGGACTTCAAGTTACAATTACAAATAGAGCTGTAAAGTGGGGTCAAGATATATTGGAACAGGCTTTCTTTAGAAAAATAGCTGGTCATTTACAAGTTGATGATTGGAAACTACAATTAAAAGCAGGTGAAGAAACCGATAAATTGAGAGACTTACAAACCGATGGTGTTGAAATACAGAACATGGCAATGTTACAACAGATGGGATTTGAGATTACAAGAACACATACAGGTGAATATAAGATTAGTAAAGACAGTCAAATTACAGGTGAAGCCCTTGCAATGATGAACTCAGGTATGGGTGGAATTAATGGCAGAGGTAATATGATGGGACAGCAAGAAGAAAACAAACAGAACTTTGGTCAAGAACCAAAGAACTCAAGACCAAGTGATGTTGGTGGAACTGGACAAGGAGCACCAGCAAGTGGATCTGGAACAACAATGTCTAAAAAGAGTGAATACCCAGATGGAATTACACCTAAGAATTTCGTGGTTGTTAAGAAAACATTACAAACAGCTGTTGATTTCCAATGGAATAAGACAAAAACAGTAGAAGAATTAAGAAAATATGGAATGACTGTTAGACAAGCAAGAGACTTGGTACAAACAGAGTTTGAAGGTATGAGGAGATGGGAAGATGAGTAATGACGGACATAAACCGAGAAGAAGTGGAAGCAAGAATGATGGAAATAAAGAAAAAACTCCGAAAGTACATGAAACAAAAATCGCAAGTAAAGAAGTAGCAGAGAAAATCTACAAAGACCAAGTAAAACGTGTCTTGGAGACTAATAAAATAAAGTTGAGAAATGGTAGAAAAGACATAGAATCACCTGTTTACACACCAAATTTAACAGAAATTGAATCAAGTTTAAAAGAATTGGAAAAAGCATCAAAAGAATATGCAACAAGTGATTATGCTTGTAACAATATCAATATTTTCTTACAAGAAACACTTAAAAGAGTGAAGCTTTCTAGTAATTAATATGCCAACAGAATTAAATAACAACTCAAACGCAAATGATTTAACCAAAAAACTCTGGGAGAAACATCAAGCAGATGAATATACCAGAGTTGATAACTACAAAGAAGCTATATGCATTAATTGTTTTAAGAGAGATGCAACGTCAGCTACAATAGCAGATATTTGTGGTGAATGTGCTGGAAAACGTGGTAGAGAACCTTTACTTGCAACTGTATCACATAAGATGTATGGATTGTGTTATTTTTGTGGAAAATACAAGTTTGAAATTGAACAAATCAATGCTAGATTTTGTCGTTCTTGCCATAGTAGAATAGCAAAAGTTACAAAAGAATATAATAAGAAAGGTGGTATGTTCGGTGCAGATCCATTTTGGCAAAAAATGAGAAAAAAACACGGAAAAGATTGGAAAGAAATTATGAGTAAAGGATTAGGTAATAAAAGATGAGTGATTGGGGTTCAGGTAATTATCCTATACAACCATGTCCTAAATGTAAAAAAAAGGCAGGTTATACATGGACTTGGGGTAAGAATGATGGTCATTCTAAAGGATATTCAACTTGTAAAGGATGTAGTGCAAAGTTTTAATCTAAACCTTTTCGTTTTTTTAGTTTCCATTGTTCATATTCTTTGAGGTCAGGTGGTGTTAGTAATAATTCCAATAATTTTTGTATAGAACCTAGTTTTTCTATTATCTTATCTAATTTATCTTCTACATCACCTAAATGAACATCAAGCATTTTTTTCCTCCAATATTAAATTTATTCTATCTAAGAATAAATCATAAAACCTATGTTCATAGTTTATTTTTTTCTTTTTAGCATCTTCACCATAGTATCTACCTATTCTAAACTGTAGCTCTGGTTTTCTTAACAATTTAGGAAATATTTCCAAGTTATTAGTTTTAGGATTGAATTGCATTGAACCATATTTAACAAGTTTTTCACTTCCATCAGCCCATTCATCTAATTTACCATTTCTAAAATGAATTATTGTTCTTTCCATGCGTGGTTGTTCTTTATGCATACTTGTGTTTGTTACAACATATAATTTATCTTTACAAACATACAAATCTAAAAGATCAACTTCTCTCATTGGATCTTTTCTATTTTCATTATAAATTACGTTATATTCATCTATGTTTTCATAAATATAAAAGCTAGTTGCCATGAAATAATAAAACAATACTTATTTATAACAGTTCTGCCTAACAGATATAATGAAACAGAAATGTCAATGTGAATCTAATATGTATGAATATACGGATGGAACTCACATGATTTGGTTGTGTTATAATTGTGGAAGATTTGAAGGTGCAAGTGGTGGGGATGATGAATTTATGGACTATGTTACAAAAGATCCACTAGCAATTTTAGAAATGATTGAAGATAAAGTTTTAATCCCTGTTAAACTTAAATATTAGAATAGCAAAAGGTATTTATGTTCGAAATAATTGATGAATTATTCTCAGAAATAGTTATAGCAATAGCTCTTGGTAGTGGTGGAACATTAATTGCATATTTTAGAAAAATATCTGTTACACAGAAAGATTTATGCAATAGAGTGACTCAACTCCAAAAAGCCCTCATTATTTTAGCAACAGCTTTAGATAGACAATCTAATAGACTTCATGAAGAAGCCAACTCTGATTTGGAAGACCTCATGAGTAAAGTATTA